CGAATCGTCTGACCGTTCGTCAAAGCGTAGAACAACGGCCGCGCACTGAAAATGTTATCAGTGAGTTTCGGGACGTAGTTCTTGAGCGTGGTGGAAAGAATCTCGTCAAAGTTGCTGTTGCCAGCCGCCATGATTCTTTACCCCTTAGGTCTAGGTGCCATGTTCTTTCTTGGCATTGGCGAAAGCCTCACGAATCGACATCGGTTTCTCCGATGCCGTGCTGGTGACTACACCAGCCTGGCGTGAGGTGCCACTCTCCACCTTGGCGCTACGCTTCGATTCGGTTATCTCTCGCTCCTCATGCAGTTTCCCTGCATAAGTAGCCAAAGATCCGAAGTTCATATGAGCGTACGCAGCCTCCAAGTTCGGAATCCGATTGGAAAGCGCATGCCTGTAAAGGGCATCCGCATCGAAATCGCCGTACTTGTTGCGGAGAGCAGAAACTTCTTTCTCCAAAGCCGTTTGTCTTGACGCCCTCGTCTGTTGTGCCACCGCCGCTTCCAAAGAAGCGATGCGCTGCTCCTGAGGATCCGGTTCATCCTCCCACTCATCGGTGGAAGAAGGCTGCCGGCTGTCCTCGATGCCGAACGCTGTTGACAACGCTGTAAGCGCACCCTCAGGGTCCGCTTCCAAAGCCGAAACTATCGCCTCGGCCTGCTCCAAACGCTGACGTTCGGATGCCAACTCCTGCGTCTTACGGGTGTAATCCGCCTGACGTTGGTATCCCTGTTGAAGTTCGCTTAGGGTGACCTCTGACTCTGTACCATCAACTTTGACGGTGTATGTCGAACCAGTAGGTTCCGCCGCTACCTCGCTGGAAGATTCTGGAGTGTCCATCGTAATGGGTTCCGTTCCTTCTATGTTCTGTGGGCACTAGCCCTCGGAGTCCGTAGTTGCTCCTAATAGACGGCAACCGTTGTCCCAGGCTAACCCAAAGAAGGCAACTGTAAGCCCATCTGGCCTTCGAGTTGAGCCATCAACTCGGGCGGCACACCGCCCGTTGGTGCGAATGCGGGGGGCACACCCATGCCTGGGGGAGGTTCAGGCATCGGTGGCCCCCCTGGCGGCAGAGGGCCGCCTTCAAGAGCGGCGGCTTCATCTACCGGCATATCATCCGGTGGAAGCGGCGGCCCCTGTTCCATTATAAACTTCTGCGGATCCTTGATCCCGAAACCATCCTCCAACACATGAATAGCGAGAGCCGTCGGATCGATCACCGTGCCCACCAACGGAGCAATAGCATTCAGTAAGGATACAGCCTGCTGTTTACGAATCGTGTCATTCATCGGTTGCGTCGAACCGGCCTCGACGCTGAAATCGTACTCGCCCAGGATATCGTCACGGCTATACGGAACCCACAACGATTCGCCGCCCTTCTTGGCGACACGGGCCATCTCGTCCCCAGTCATAAACTGTTGCATCAACTGGATGACCCGTCGGCCCATCTCCGAAATCGAAATCTCGATGATCGCCAACTTGTCGGCAGCCCTGGCGTTCTGAGCATCAGCGATAATGCTTGCCTCGGTTGCTGTACGCCTGATCTCGGGCATAGCACCCCTGGCGTACTCGGACACACCCGACACCGTGTTGATGTCGTTCTCGATGATATCACTGTAAGAGTAAATCTCCGGTGAAATCGGTGTCTGAGGCATCGGAATGACCACATCCGACAGCGACTTGTTCTCATCCAACACGGGGACCAGACGGCCATCCTCGTCGGATTCCAGGGCTTCACGCCCTGCCGGCCCAAACGACCGCTCATGGTACAGATACTTGCGGGCGTACCGTTTCCGGTCGTTCATCAACTGGGATCGGGTCTTATCCAACTCCAACTGGAGAGATTCAATCGATTCCAGATCACCCATCGGGTAGAACAGATCCGGGATGTCGTAGTTGCGGATCATCACAAACGGTTGTCCGTACGCATACGGCATCGGCACCGGATCAACGAGGAAACCGTCACTGTTCTCTGAGAACACAGACATCGTGTTCTCTGCAATGTCGTAGAACTCCCAAATGGTGACACGATCCTCGTCGAGAACGCGCTCACGCTCGTTCTCGTACTGGGAAACATACTGGGGGTTCACCCCGGCGTCAGCATCCAGACGTTTCCGCACCGACGGCTTGTACCGCTGATCCTTCTGAGCGTCCTCCAGGGGACGCACGATCTTCTGAGCGATCCACCGGGCATCATCCATGCAGGTCGCCTCAGGATCAACAAAAATATCAAAGGGAGAAACCCGTTCAACAAACGGTTGGTCTTCAATGACCATCATCGCCGTTTCGGGCAGACTCGCGTTGATCTCCTCATCGGTCGGCAATGCACCCGACAGGTCAGGAGATTCCAACGCGAACTCGTCGACTTCCAAACGGGCCTGCTGCATCAGCTGATCCCGTTCCGCCTCCGCCAAGGAAGTTTCCTGCTCCAGGAACTTCCATCCGATCTTCACCCAACCGTGACCAAAGATCAGAAAATCCTTGACGGCCCTCCTAAACGGCTTGCGGAAATCGTGATGGCGCCACAGGTGGTTGACGACAGCCTCAACAAAGGCTGCACGATCAGCGTTACCTTCATCGTTCGCTGATACGACAATCTTCGGATGATTCACCGACACCGACGGTGCGATGACATTAATCGTCGAAAAAGCCAGGTTGACAGCAATCAGATCAGAGCGGCTACGCGTGGTGTCAGCCCAGTGCTTGCCCCGGTACAGGTCGATTAGACGCCACCAGGTGCGATCATACGCCTGGTCCTCACGCCACCTGCGGGTGCGTTCCAACCGACGCGTATACTGCTCATGCAGTTCAGCCCTAGTTTTCTGCGCCATCAGAACGTCGCCTTCGCAGGTAGCGGCTCGACGTTGCGTCCCTGAGACTTCGCCTCAGCGAACCGTTTCGTGTCGATCTCCCGTTTAGACAGATGCTGTTCATCGGGAGCCAGCGTTGCTGCCCGACGACCACGTTGGGTGTCGACACGCACGGTCAGAACCTTCTGCCGCCACTCCCACAGATCCACAAGTTCTGCTTCCGTTTTCGGCCCTTTCAGGCCGGTCACATAATCGCAGAACTCCTGGTAGGAAGCCTCCCTGGGGAGGACCGCCATTACCCGGCGTTGTGGCCGCGCAACTTGGGCTGCGGCTTTGCCGGTTCGACCTTGCCGGTCTTGCCGTGCTGGTTGAACGGCGTGTTACGCACGGAAACCTGGCCGTAGTCGCCGGTCTGGTTGGCGTACTTCGGGCCGCTGTGACGCTGTTTAGGCGAGTTGGGGCTACCTGGCTTCCAGATGGGGTTCTCCACGACAGAACCGCCGCGTTCCATTTTGTTGTTCTTTCCTTTAGCACCATCGACTGTCTCGGTGCCGCTGGTGAACGAAACAAAGTTCTTAGCCATAACTACCTCTCGGAAGGGACAAGCGTGTCTAATAGTCCGTTCAGCGTGTCCCACGAAGCGTGTGCTGACCGATCCGAAACGGATCATCCGACACATCCTCGTTCAACGCAAGACGTTTCCACCAGTCAATCGTCCAGTAATCATCAACCTTCTCAGCATACTCCGGGGCGTACGCAAACTTTCGCATCTGATTCGCCAACGCCAACGCCATGACCCGGTCATCAAACGGAGAACCCGACATCGACCCCTTCTCGTTGCGGGTGAAAGTCCGCAACTCGGCCAGGGTGTTCCGATCCCGCAACCCGATCTCGTTGTTCTTCAACGCAGTCGCCAGGTCATCGATCATCAACGGCTTCGATGTGCGCGTCGTCTTCCAACCGTATTCCTGCGTCATCCGGTTGGACACATTGTTCAGCGTACGCTTCCGAAACAGGCGAGGATAACCCAACTGGCGCAACACCGTGATCGTCGTCAAACCGTGATTGTTCGACTCGACGCAACACAACGCATCCCGATACCACAAGCCAACATTGAAAACTTCGGCCGCCAACTCGTCAGGAGCGATATGCCCATGCCAGACAGCGACCTGCTCCCCGGTGTTCAAATCCAACACCTGGACACACGAATAGTCGCCATGCCCCAAACCCTCCGCCGTGTCCACACCCATCACATAGCCGTGCATGGCATCCGGCGGCGACCAAACCTCCAAGTTCACGATCTGAACTCCATAACCCTCGGCATCACAGAATGCAGATAACCGACATCGCCCCGCCGGCAACCCGCAACAAGAGCATCCAACACATCCAAATCGAACACCGGGTTACCCGACCGGACAAACGCTTCCTCCGGTGTCGTCGGATACTCCTGAGCCAACTGCCACGGCAACATCGACCGCCGCTTTTCCTCATACCACGATTCGTCCCGGTCCTCCG